CAGGGGTCATTCGTGATGGCCACAGCTAACAGGCTTCAGTATATGAGCAATGCAGATAAGTTGAATGTAGCTGCACAGCTTACAGATAGAGGAGTCCTTAGTATTAACGAAGCCCGGGAGATATTTAACCTGGCACCTGTAGAAGGTGGAGATGTAAGGACCATAAGAGGCGAATATAAGGATGCCAATGACTTAGGAGGAAATAAGAATGAATGATAAGAGATACTACCGAATGGCTGACTTGCAGATCAGAAGCCAGGAGGAAGAAAAGGAGAATGATGAGAGCTATATCGTTGAGGGATATGCTTCAACATTTGAACCATATGTTCTATGGAGAGATCCTGACACAGAGATTGAGTATATAGAGCAGATTGATTCGGAAGCTTTTAAAAACACAGATATGTCGGATGTGGTCTTCCGAGTAGACCATAGTGGCCCTGTATATGCCAGGACTAAGAATAAGCTTATAGAGTTATCTGTTGATGATCATGGACTTTTCTGCAGAGTAGACCTCGGAAAAACAGAGGCTGCAAGGGCATTATATGAGGATATCAAGGTGGGTAACTACTCACAGATGTCATTCGCATTCACGGTAGACAGAGAAGAATATGATCAGAAGACTCACACAAGAAAAATACTCGGAATTGATAAGCTATATGACGTAGCTCCGGTTAGCTTTCCGGCTAATCCAACTACTGAAATAGATATAGCAACTCGTTCTTTCCTTGACGGAGTGATTGAGGCTGAGACAGCGGAGCGACTGAGAGTTGAGAAGCGCAACAGGCAAAAAGAGCAGTTAATGCTCAAGATCAAACTATTGGAGGTATAAGAAATGACCGCAGAAGAGATCAAAGCACTTGATTATGATGCACTCACACAGAGAATTGCTGATATCAAGGTAGAGATGGAATCTGAGGATTCCGACATTGAAGCTCTCAGCGCTGAGGTTGATCTAATCGAAAAGCGCAAGGCTGAGCTTAAGGCTGCTGCCAATGAAGCAGCAGAAAAAAGAGCCATGATAGCTGAGAAGCTTGAGGCTGATGTCATTGAAGAAAGAAAAGAGGAGGAAACCAAAATGACAAATATGGAAATGAGAAACACTCCAGAGTATGGCAAGGCATTCGTTAAGGGTATCCTGAGCGGAGACTTTGAGGAAGCTAGAGCACTTCTTACAGAGAATGTAACTGGTGGTTCAGTTCCAGTTCCAGAGATTCTGGAGACAGAGATCAAGAATGCATGGGAGGATGCACAGTTCCTTCAGTTCGCTAAGAGAACATCATACAAGGGTAATGTAAAGGTTGGATTTGAAGTATCTGCAACAGGTGCTGCAGTACATGTTGAGGGCACTAACGCTCCACAGGAAGAGACTCTTGTTTGGGGTACCGTAGAACTCAAAGCTGAATCCATTAAGAAGTGGATAACAGTATCTGATGAGGCTCTTGAGGGTACAACTATTGATACTCTTGGAGAAATCTACAAGGAAGTTGCTCAGAGAATAGTTGAAAAGGCTGAGGAGATTGCTATCGGAAAGATTACAGATTCTCCTGCTTCTACATCAGCACAGAATGGTCCTGGTGTTCCAGTATATTCAGTATCAACTATAACAGCAGATACAATCGTTAATGCAGTTGCACTGCTTAGCGGTAAGGCTAAGGATCTGAGAATCGTGATGAACCGTCAGACTAAGGCTGCATTCGAGGCAGTTGCACTCGGACTTCAGTATGGAGCTGATATCTATGACGGACTTAAGGATCGCATTCTGTATTCAGATGCACTTCCAGCATTCAGTGCTGCTGATGCTGGCGAGACATTCGTTATCATAGGTGATATCGGATACGGATTCCAGGCTAACTTCCCAAGCGGAAATGATGTCAAGATGACTGTTGATGAGCTTTCACTTGCAGAGAAGGATCTCGTTAAGATCGTAGGCCGTCAGTATGTCGGAATGGGAGTTGTAGCTCCTAAGGCATTCGTTAAGATTGCTAAGCCAGAAGGCTAATAGATAGGAGGTTAAAGATATGGCTTTAATAGATGATTTTAAAATTGCATACAGGATATCAATTAACAATGAGGCTATTAACAGCCAGATCAATGACCTTATTGATGAAGCGAAGGATGATCTTACATCAACTGCTAATATAGTGATTCCAGCGAATATAACCGGCAAAATTAAGGGGGCTATCCTCTTATATGCCGGAAGTCGCTGGTATCAGGTTTCTGATCCAGATAGAAGTGCAGCTCTTAGGGATGCATACAATGTTGCTAAGAAGGAACTCTTAATGAGCAGTAAATATTCTGACTATGAGGAGGTAGACAATGGACAATCTGATTGAGATATCTCTTATATCGGAAACCAGCACTACTGATTCCATAGGACAGCAGCATTATGAGGAGACCGAAAGAGTTGTATTCGGACATTTTAGATCAGTAAGCCGAAGAGAATGGTTTGATGCCGGAGCTAATGATATTAACGCTGAGATAGTAGTTACGATCTATGACTTTGAATACCAGGATGAGACTATAGCAGAGATTGGAGATACTAGATATGGAGTATACCGTACCTACAGACTTCCGAACTCTGACATGATAGAGCTGTACCTGGAGAAGAAGGGTGGAGTGACCTATGAGTAGTATCACGATTGATGCTATGAGCTTACAGAGTGAAATTCAAGGAATACTTTCCGAGATACCGCATTCCGTTGAGACAGCTCTTGATAAGGCTGCCGATAAGGTAAGCAAGGAAGCTATTGATAAGCTGAAAGCTACATCACCAAGAGGAGTTGGAAAAGGTGGACATTATGCAGATTCTTGGACTCGGAAGAAGGATTCTGCCAAGAAGGTTACTGTACATAACAAGCAGTACCAGCTTACTCACTTGCTTGAGAATGGTCACGAAATCGTAATACATGGACACGCTACCGGAAAGCAGACAAGAGCTATCAAGCATATCAAGCCAGTTGAAGAATGGGTGCAGGATGAGTTTGAGAAAGAGGTTAAGGAGGATATTCAAGAGGAATTATGACACAAGCAGAAATATGTAGTCTACTGTCTTCCTTTGGAATTCCTGTAGGCTTCAATCGAATTAAGAAGGGGACTAAGCTTCCATTCATTACTTATCATATAGCGCAGCCAAACAACTTCGGAGCTGATAACACTGTATATCATGAGATTCACTCGGTTGAGTTCAGAGTCTATGAGGGCAGAGAGATTGACCTAGCGCTTCATGAGAATATCAAGAATATACTCAAACAAAATGAGATATATTGGACATCCGACAACGCAGACGTTGAGGATGAGCAGTTAACTATTACTTATTATTATATGGAGGTATAAAGAGATGCCAAGTGTGGATAACAAGGTTCATTATGGACTTACAAATGTATACTACGCACCACTCACTGAGACTGTAGACCCACAGACAGGAGCTGTCACAGCTTCATATGGTACTCCTGTACGTTGGCCAGGAGCAGTTAGTATAGACCTCAGCTCAAACATGAGCCAGGATAATTTCTATGCTGACAATGGTGTGTACTATGTTACTTCCTCAGATAACAACTATGAGGGAGACTTTGAGAGTGCATCTGTTCCAAGACAGTTCAAGAAGGATATCTTCGGAGATGTTGAGGATGCTAACGGAGCACTTGTTGAGGTTGCTGGAGTGCCAACAAGATACTTCGCTCTGCTGATTGAGCATTCTGGTGATGTAGGCGGTCAGAGACAGGTATTTTATAAGTGCTCAGCTACAAGACCTAACCAGGGATCAGCTACTACTGAGGATGGAGTTGAGGTTCAGACTCAGACAGTTACAATCAAGGCTATTCCTACTGCTGAGAATGTAACTATCGGACAGAACACAGAGGCTCATCCTATCCAGGCATTCCTTAACAAGGGAGATACTGGATATAGTACATTCTTTGATGGAGTATATATGCCCAGTTAATCAGGCTCCACAGGCTAATGATGATGAAGAGGGCGAACCGGAAGGTTAATGAACTTACCTCAGGGCTCTCATGAGAGGGCTCTGGGGCTGTTTTGAATAAGAAAGGG